AGGATGTCGGCGAAGTTTTTGATTTTGTACTTCATGGCTTCACCTTCTTCGGGCGACCGCCCACGTTACCGCTCTTCGCCTTGGCTTCGTTCATCAGCGCCACTTGCTCGGCTCCGCGTTCTTTCATTCTCTCAGATTTTTTCAGAGTTTTCAGAGTTTCGCGGGTTGGGCGGTGCTGACGTTCGGCAAGCCATTCATCCATTCGGCGCTCGCATTCATGGAAGGCGGCAGCGCTTGACTGTCCAGGGATTGCGACCTCTTGTCCCTCATCGTCTCCGGCGAGTTCTTGTCCGTTCGCCGCCGCTCGGATCAGCGGATGCTTGCAGGTGAGGACGCACAGCAGTGCGCTCAGCTTCTTGTAGTCGTTTCTCGTCATCGGTCATGTCCCTTTCGTGGGGTTTGGCCCGTGCGCAGTAGCCGCAGGGACCGCTTGAGTTCGGAATAAATCTGCCCCGCCTGAACCAACAGACGGGGCAGAGGCCAGGAGGGGCATCAGCCATGGATCATGTGCGGGTCAAGCTCGCAACACGCCTCGACCGCTGCAAGCAGCTCCTTGCGGCCGGCTGACTCGCGCATCAAGGCGGCAGCTTTCGGGAAATCGAAGACCTCAAGCGCTTGCTCAATGGCTTTGTTTTCATCGATGTGGGAGCGGAATGCGCGGCGGATGGTTTGAATGTCGTTCATGGGATTTCCTTGAATTAGAATGGGATGTCGTCTTCATCGCCGTTGCCAAAGTCCGGCATCGGCGGCGGCGGGTTGGATTTTGGCGCGTGGCGAGGTGCGCCGAAGTCGGCGTGGTCGTCGGCCGGCGGTGACTGGCGCGGCGCAGGCTCGGCTTTCGGTGGCTGGCGCGCATCTTGACCCTCGCGAGGCCAGTAAGCCGGGCCAAAGCTGCGGATCTCGATCACCAAGCCTTCTTTCTTCTCGCCATTTTGGCCCGTCCAGTTCTCCGCCTGCACGTCTCCGACGACAAGGATGGAGTCGCCTTTGCTGAGGCGCATGAACTCATCGGCGGCGAAGTCTTGCCCCTGCCCATCACGGCCCCAAAGCTTGAGCTTAAACCATGCCGTCGCCCGGTTGCCGTCGCGGTCCTTTCGTCCGTTGAAAGCTCCAGTCGTTTCATAGATGCGCTTGCCGCTGGCAAGTTGCTTTTCGTCTGCGGATCGGCCAAGCGTGACGATGACGCGTATTTCGGTGCTGATCATGCTGGCACCCCCAGAGCTTTGCGTAGGGCCGACACTCGGTCCTCGACAAGGTTGTTGAAACTGACGAGGGCCGGGATCATCTTGGCCAAGAACTCCTCATCGCGGTGGATACGAATGATGACCCCTTGTTGATCTTCGGGCAGGTCATCATGGAAAACCACCAGGTCGCACCACTTGCGGCCGCTGAGCCAGAGACCGCCTTGAACCTGGTGCAGGTAGTCGGCGGCGTCCTTGGTCAAGGCAAACTCGCTGAATGCCGGGGCCATCGGACACTTGATCTCGAGCAAGCCGTCGCCGCCGATCAATCCGTCTGGGCTGTAGCTGTAATTGCCGCAAGCGCTGACGAACATTCCGACCTGCTCGACGGTGCTGCCGTTCTGGATTTCGTACCACTGGCGGGCGACCGGCTCAAGGTCATTGCCGCGCTTCATGGCGAAGTTCTGGAAGACCTCGCCGGCCGACTTGCCAGTCAGGCGCTCCCATGCCAGTTCCTTGAGATAGTTGAGGCCGGGGGCGGTTAATTGCCCCTTGGCGGTGCGCTCGCAGACCGTCGCAAAGCGGCTGGCGGTGATCTTGCCGAGGCGGGCAGCTTTCCACTCGGGAGAGCCTTGGACAAGATTTTGAATCACGGAACTCATAAAGGCACCTCTTCAGTTTGGGATTCGGCAGGGATGGCAGCTGCGTCGGCAGCAGCGGCAGCGGTTTTATTGGCGTCGTGGTAAGGCGCGAGCGCTTTGCGTCCATCTTTGCTCAGGCCGGCAAAGAAGGCTTGATAAGCCTTCATGCCATTCATCGCGGCATCGCGGCCGCTGTCAATCAGGGCTTGGACATCTTGGCCGGGTGGTGGCGGCGGCGGCGCTTCGTCCGGCTGAAGAGCGCGGCCTTCCATCTCGTCGGCGGTGTAAGCCGCGGCAAACTCGGGAAAGGCGCGGCGGAGGGCCTGAGCCTCAGCGCACTTGGCGAGCTGCGCAAAGGGGCGGCGGGTCCACATCGCGTTTGGAGCTATGGAGTTCTTGCTGTCAGTTGCATAGTTCTCTTTCCATCGTTCGAGGGCTGGGAACTCGGCGACGGTGCCATTGGGCAGTAGGCGCTTGCAGATCACGCGGCACCACTCGGGATATTCCAGGGTTTTGCCGCCGATGTTCTCGGTCTTGGTCGGGCCGTATTCCGGCTCGCTGACCCCGGCGCACTGTTCGGTGCGGCTGGCCTGGGTGCGGTAGAGATTGACGCCAGGCATAATCACGTCACGCATGCCGTTGATGGTCTTGTCCCACATGGGGACGATGTGGACCGGCTTTTGCATCGGATCGAGGCCAGCCGCCTTGCAGTAGCTCAGGACCAGCGCGACACTTTCCGGCTTCGCTCCGGGATAGAGCGAGTTCTGGAGTGTGGTGATTAGTTCTCTCTCAGATTGGGCGGTGACGATTTGGGTTTCTTTGGACATGGGGGAACCTCAGTAGTTGATGGAGACATTGGGGATTGCGCCCTTGGCCAGGGCGACGACGATCTTGCGAGCGAGTTCTTCCGGCACTTCCAGAGCGCCGCAGAGATGCGCCATGATCTCGCGGTTGATGCCGCGTTTGTGCTCGACATCGCTAAAGGGAGCGGGAGACTTGGCGACTGAAGGCGCGACCGGCGCAGGGGCCGCGACACGGGCTTCAGCTTGTCTCTGAGCTATTTCGGCGGCGGCTGCGCGGCGGTTAGCAGCTTCGAGATCCGCCACTGCCTTGCGCTCAGCCTCAATCCGTCCGCGTTCTTCAGCCTCGCGGCGAATTTTCTCTTCGCGCTGCCGGGCTTCATTCTCAGCCGCTTCCTTGCGGAGTCGGGCGAGCTCTATTGCCTCGGCCTCGCGCTTCTCGGCGGCTGTATGGGCCTCGAAGAGGATTCCAGCACCAGTTGCATGAGCCATCGCAGCGGGCTCGGCGAACTCATCCCAGCCGTCGCGATTGAAGACGCCAAAAGCCTGCATCTGTTCAAGAATTTCGGCGGCTGTGGACGCTGGCCGGACCTCGCGCAGCGCCTTGATTCGGGCTTGGAAGTCGGCTTGACGCTTCTCTTCGCGCTCTTCGAACTCGGTCAAGGGCTTGCGATACTCTTCCTTGAATGCGTCAAGTCCGTCGCGGATCATCTTGCGAAGATCATCAATTTTCTTGATTTCCTTCTTCTGGCCTTCGACTAAGCTTTTGCCGCAGTCATCCAAAAATGTCTTGCTCTTGGCGATCTTGAGAGCGATCGACGCGCAGGATTTGCGGCCTTTATCGGTTGAGATGTCGACAGGGATCAGCAGCGCTTTAGCTCGAATCTCGGCGACCATTGCTTGCGCGGCCTCTTCGCCGGTGAAGGTCTTGAGCGCGATCTCTTGAGCTGGGATCAACTCAAGTTCGGCAGCGGCAGGGATGCTCATTGCGCCACCTCCCCGCCGAGCGCCGCAATCTTGGCGTCAATCGCTTCGCGCTGCTTTTTCAGCTCCGCGATCTCGGCGGCGTTAATCTTGGCGCGGATGGCCGTCACTTCGGCGAGATGATAGATCAGGCGCTCAGTGCCGGACTCATGGCGCAGGACGCCAGCGGGTTGCAGTCCGAGAGCTTGCAGGCGCTCTTCAGTGTCGGCTGCGTTGAGCATGTCGGCGGCGGTCGAGCGGCTGACGATGATCAGCGAGCGGCTGAACTGGGATTGGTCGATAATGATTGATTCAGACATTGGGTTTTCCTTGCAGGTCATTGATTGCGTTTTGGATGGCTTGGCGAGCGGTGCGCATGGCCGGAATGCTCCGGCTTCTGGTCGCATCCTCAATGCGGCGGATCGCCTTGTTAATCGCCTCGGTCGGGGTATAGGTCGAAGCTACTTCGACCTTGAGCAACGCCCTTTCAAGCGGCAGGCTCATTGCGTCATTGAGGCGAGTGAGCGAGGCGCGTAAATCCGCCTCAGCGCGGGTGCCGAAACCAGTGTCAGCGAGGGTGATTGTGTCGTTCATGGGCCACCTTTGAGCTTGGTCAGTTTCTTCATGGCGTCATCGAATGACTTGACGGCGCTATCAAGAGCGACCTTTGCGTCCATAAGCTCCCTCATCGCCTCTGCGATATCATTGGCATCTGGAGCTGGACCCCCAGTGATAGCCGCTATGACGATGCGCCTTTGCGCCGGATGTATACCGCCGCCATCGATCCATTTGTGAAGACTGACATTACTGACCCCGAGACGCTTTCCGGCTCCTCTGTAGGTCAGCCCATTATCTTGCATCCACTTAACGAGGCCTTTTACTTGCTCATCAGTTAATGGCTTCTGTTTCATATTCATATTTCTGCCTTTGATTTGGGCGTAATCGTGTCTTTGATAGGGGGTTTTGGATTAAAGGCTTCCGCTTTTTAGCAAATCATCGCCTTTTGACAGGCTCCAGCCATGGCCGTAATAGCCATTGTGGTAATTGTAGAGGGCGAATTTGATAGTCTCCGCGCCTTCTTTAATGCAGTCAAAGCAAAGCTCACCGCCCTCATCACTTCCGTTTAAATTCTCAACGAAGGATTCAATATCAATCACATAGCCAGTAAGGCGGTCGTTGTCAGCGTCTAAAACTTCCTGACAGCGATCAACCTCTCCGATTTTGTATCCGAACTCCTCGCAACATGAAGAATTTAAATCGAATCCTACGATGACGTTGTTCTCGTCAATAATATTTAGAGACGAGCTGTAGCCGTCTTTATCTTCCTTGAAGATTCTCATTTTCACGACTCCTCTATTTCGTAGAGATGGTTGAATTAAAGGGTTTTCATGAAATCCTTGGCAGCGGGGGACAGCTCTCCGCCAAGGCCTTTCATCACTTTCTTATGGAGATCATTGAGCGCATCTTCAATGCCTCCGGGGATCTCGCCAGTCACCCGCTCATATTTCGCGGCGGCGGCGTTCAGTTCGCGGTAGAGGTCTTGAAGAGCGTCTTGCTCGGTATCCACATCGTCGGACCGGGCGTTCGGGTTATTGCTCATCTACACTCACTCGCAATGAATTCGTTCATTCTTTTCTCGACATGCGCCGAGCTGAGGTTTTGCGCGAGGTCGACCGATGCGGTGCAGAGCAGGCACTTCGCCGACGCCGCCGCTTCCATGAGTTGACCTTTTTCCATGTGGTCTTGGACAACGGCGACGGCGGCGAGGAGGCGCTTTAAGTCGCTTTCGGCTTCAAGCTCGTAAGTGTATTTATTGCGGCTCATTCTTCCACCTCCAGCGAATATGGCTCAGAAGTCGGGGTGTCGGCGATTTTATGCCGCCGTGCTAACGCCTCTGGCGCGGTGTTTATATTATGTCCGTAGACATAGGGACCGTCGAACGCTGTGATTAGATATCGTTCTCCTCCTTGAGATACAATCCACTTCCCCGCGCACTCCTGCGGCGTCATGAGGCGGGTTTTCTTGAGGAGGATGGCATTCATACCCCTGCCGTTTTTAGAAATTCCCATGATGCAATATTCTGCATTTTTGTGCCCGATGACAACTGACGCTCGTTCACTGTCGTTCGGCAGTCCAGAGACAAACATTTTCGTCGGCGTGCAGAGCGTGACGCCTTCGCCTTCAAGAAATGATGCGGTGGGATTGGCCTTCAGAATCTCGGCCTTGAATTCTTCTAGTGTCATTATGGAATCACTCCTGTCACAAGGGTGGTGTTGATCGTGTCGCACAGGCCCCATATGCCGCCAGCGGCGATCAGCAGGACCGCGCCAGTAATGGCGGCGAGGCGGGCAGCATCGCGCAGCTCGGCGCGGATCTTTCCGGCGAGCGGATTGACCGGGTTGACTTGCGGGGTGATGCTGCTAAGTTCGCAGCTGTCGGGATTGTCATTGGTCTCGTCAAGCATTTGTCTCGTTCCTTGTTTGTTCTTGGCCTCGCTCCCGCTTCAGCCGGGGGCGAGGTTTTCAGTTTTTGGGTTTCTTCTTTTTTAGAACCAGTTGCCGTATTGCCTCGGGATGCGTTAGGCCGCGTTCGGCTGCGTAAGCCTTAATCACTTCATGCGCATCAAGCGGAACAGCCATGTGCTTCATCTCGCTTTTCTTCATCATCATTCCCTTGAGTTTCGGCCCTATCCTGGGGCCTTCATCAGCGACCCCGAAGAAGGGGCCGGACTCACTGCTCTGTCAAAAATCACTTTAGGGACTGCTGCCCTGCTGGATCACCAGCTGCGTTTTGCATGATGCCATAATAGACGCACATCACAGCCGCGTCAAGTGGCCTTTGAGATTTCTTTGAGATTTTTATGAGATTCATGAACGGCGCTTGCGGCGGGATTTCGTGGGGCTATCTTCTCTTGAGGCCGAGAAGGCAACACCCGAAGACTTTGCGGAAGGCTCAATTTCCGCAAGGTCTTTTTTCTTGGTTACTTGACACCCCGCCAACACGCTGCAATTTCGCAGAGGTCAGAACCCAAGGGCGCAGCTGGTACGGTTCCAACGGAACGCGTAGGCTTGTCGGGTCACCGCCGACCTGATCACATAGCGTCCCCTGGTGGGCCCGGCAACGGTGCGCGGATTCGATTCCTGCGGGTGCTTCCATCTACCCCACAAAAAAGCCCCCAGTCCGAGATGGACCGGGGGCTTTGAAGTGGCGCTGGTTAAACCCCCGGCTCGGCTTTCGCCAGTTCCCCGGCAATGGCTTGCTCAGAGGCGGCGACCATCTGGCCGGTGGTGGTGCCGAGATCGGAAGCTGGCAAGGTGTAAGTGCCGGTGCCGATCTTGATGTAGTCATCGCCGATCTTGATGGCTTCGTGGTAGCTGACATGCACCAGCTGCGAATCGTGGTCGATGCTGGTCAACGCGGGTTTACGGTGCAGGGTTTGGCCGCTCTTAGTGGCGGCGCTAGGTGTCCATGTGCTCATATGTTTTTCTCCGGGGGTTGAGGTTTAGCCAATGCGCACCCAAGCGGTGATCGCAGCGATGTATTTGTAGCGTGCGAAGGAGTCAGCGGCGAGCGTCGTGATCGCGCCACGGATCGAGGTCCCAGCACCAGCGGTCAAGGTCAAGGATGTCACGCCGAATGCGCCGGAGTGAACCAGTAGTTCTTGGCCGTCAATCAAGGCCGTCGAGGCGGGCAGGGTGACGGTGTAGCTTGCAATAGCTGCGCCAGCCGGATCAAAGAACATTTGGAGCTGGCGAGCAGTCGGGGATGACGCCGAGCCAGTGGTGATCCGGTTCGCGGGAGTTGCGATGCCTGCGGTTGCTGATGTTGGGCCGTGAAGCGTTTGTCTGGCCGCAGTGTTCTCAGTAGAACCAGAGGCCCCAATCACGATAGAGCCGCTTGTGATATTGGTTCCTAAGTTCAGAGTTGCAACAGACCCGCCTTGAACGGTGCATGCGAAGGCGCTAGCGGAAGTGATCGAGATTTGTCCGCCGCTAACAAGGTTTAATAGTCCTGAGCCGACGTTCGTTATCACCAGGTTTCCGTTAGCGCCGCTATTGCGAGTAATGTTTGCGACCGTTGAAGCAGGGGTGCCGCCGCCGTTCGCCATGAAATTTATGATAGCATCCCCAGCCGCAGCGAGCGCCCGGATATTAACGGATGAAGTAGGCCCTTCATACCAGTCGATGCAGTAGGATAGAGCGGTAATCCCGATGACTACAGGCGAAATCAAGCCATTGTATCGGAAGGTCACATACTTAACCGAGGTTGTCGGAGAGACGCAGATTATGGGGGACTTGAGAGCGGCATCGCCAGTGTAGAGGCTGTATCGCGACCATGCTCCTGATGTATTGACGACCCACAATCCATTCTCGGCTGGATTGGTCTGCGCACCAAGAAGAATGACCTCGCCATTGTTGGCGGTGCCGCCATTGACAGAAGCCGCGCCGGTTAGCCCTTGGTTCGCAGAGACTTGGTAGCCATTGACATAAAACGGCATGATGTCGCCGATTAATGACGCGCCAGCACTGCTGTTATTTCCAGACCATGAACTCATGATGATTCTCCTTTAGCTGAATGCCGCAGACATTGCGGTCACATGGTTTTTGATTTCGTCTTTATCTTCGATGGCAACAGAAACGCGGCCGACGACGGTTGCCGCGTTGACGATGGTATAGGGGGTCTCACCGTAGGAAACGAAGTTCCCATTGGCGTCGACCGGGGCGAAAGGGATTGTGTAATTGATGAGCTGAACCCAGGCGCCAAAGGGGCATTTTGTGCCGGACGGATAACTCGGCAAAGGCTTGACGCGAAAGGTGTCGTCGTAGATGATCACACGGCGCTCGACAATCTCAAGCAAGAGCGGATCGCCAGTGACAAGAGCACCTTCGGCGCTGTCGAGGGTCAGACGCATGTACTCGACAAAGACAATCGCCCTTTCGATGTCGCCAGCAGGCAGCGCAGGAACAAGGCCAGTCATCACGCCCGCCGAGTCAGCCGGGAGCAGTGCCGCCAAAGGCAGGTAGTTGGTTAGCACGTCGGTGTAGACCGCGCCAGAAATGCCAGTGAAAGAGCTGTTGAGGACCAGCGAAGTGACGACGTTCCCGCCTGCTGTGACAGCGCCAAGCTGCGGGGTGTAGTTGAGGGCGTCGTAAAGCCAACGCCATTGCGAGCCAGGGGGCAATCTAACGACGAAGGACGCCGCAGCTCCAGCACCGCCAAGCGACGATGACAAGACGGCGTGTTGCCGGAGATTGCCAAGCGCCCAGATTTGCCACGCTGCGCCATCCCAGTAGCCGTGCTCCTCTCGGACTCCGTTGCTGTCAGCGTCGACCGCGTAATACTTGCCAATGTCCGCGCCGCCGCCAAGTCCTGGGTTTGCCGATTGCCCTGCTGCGTGCGAGGTGTAAACGCCAAGCAGGCCGTTGACCTTGAACTTGGTGGCGTCGATCAGCGCAAAAGTGCCGCCAGCCGGGGAGACCGTGAAAGTGGTGTCAATCAGGTTGTCGATGGTGACGGTATTGCCAGTGCCTTGGTTGACAGTCAGAGTCGCGCCGCCTGTCACGATGGTGACGGCTCCGGTGCCATCGGCGACCGTCACGTCGGCGGTGTTCCCGCTAAAGGTCCAAGCGCTCACATCATAGGAGCCGGGGGCGGTGATGAGCAGGCCTTGGGCCGAGTTTTTGACCGTGGTGACAACCGGAGTAGTTCCAGCGACTATCACCGAAGCAAGGCCGTCGAAGACTGCATTTTCCGGGGTGTCTGTGATCGTGGCAGAGCCTGTTCCGGAGTAGCGCAAAACAGTCGGAGAGGTCAGCGTGATTGATCCGGAAGTCTTGATTTCTTTGAGCTTGGCATCGGGAGCAAGAACAAACGTCGAAGAGATATTCAGCGCACCTAGGTCCCAAATGTCTCCAGAAGTGGAGCCGAATAAAACGCTATCAGTCAAGCGCCAGTACGCCTTGCGTGAAGCGTAGAGCTGGACAAGGGTCAAAGCTCCCGTCATGGTCAGGGTTGAGGCGCTGTGAGTCGCAGCAAGCGCACCGGCTGCGGTGTAGGAGATGCCAGCCAGATAATCGTCTGTGATCAGATAGAGATTGACATAGCTACCAGTCGCCGAGTCGCCTGCCTTGGCGGTTAAGTCGAAGGCAATATTTCCAAGCGGGTCATGCCCGTATGATCGAATTTCCCGGAAGTTCGCAACTGTCGCAATCGTGTAGTCACGGACGCTTGATGGCTCAGAAATGCCAGTGGCGCGAGATGTCCCGGCGTCGATGATGTATTGCACCATTTGATAGTGCTTACCGCCAGAGATTCGACCGTTTGAGTCTGAGGTGTAGCGAGAAATTTCAGCTTGAACACCTGCGGTCGTCTGGTCACTGCGGTAGATAATCACGGCATCTTGAACAGGCGAAGCGCCAGATAAAAGCTGCTCCGAGATAGACCAATAACGGAAGCATTTCCGATCGAGCACCACACCGGATTGAACAGCCAGGGAAACTGTTGTAAATGCCATGGTGCAGTCGCGGAATCGGAAGCGATTGGCTGCGCTTCCTGATCCAAGCCAAGCGATGAAGCCGGAGGGGGTTGAGCCAAGGGTGATATCCGTCAGGCTCATGTCTCCGTTTGACCAGTTAAGGATATTCAGAGTGCATCCGGAATACGAGGCCTTCCAAGTTGTCGGAGTGCCGCTTAATTCATGGACGTGGATATTGACGAATTCCGCGTCTTGAATGTTTGCACCTGCCAAGGTGTAGATGAATTTTGTCCCAGACTGCGAGCCGTCACCAATGATTTTTGATCTGGTTAATTCGGTAAAATAGTTGTTCACTCGGGTGGCACCGTTGCCGCTGATGCGAGCCACGGAGTCAACCAAGTTCAGTTTTCCAGACCCCGAGACACTGAGCCTGTTGCCTGCGCCATTCAATGCCAGTAGGCACTTGGTGAAGATGAAGATTGAGGCGGCATTATTAGGGACAGTGAAAGTGCCGATGACTAGAAGATTTTCATCAGTAGCGCTTCCCGGTGTGCCTGCTGTTGGCGTTTGGGCGGCAACCTTTTGAATGCTGGGCCAGTTGGTCGCGTCAACTGTCGTCGTGATATTGGTGACGCTCATCAGTTATTCTCCACGGTTGCCAGCTTGCCCGAGCTGTAGCCGAGCAGCTTGTCAGAAGTCCAGAGCGAGCCGCCGAAGACGAAGCTTTCCGTCACGCCCGTCAGCGTCGTCCCGGTGTAGCTCAGCGTGCGAGTGTGCGCGGTGTAGCCGTCGCCGTCGCTGAAGGAAATGGAAGTTAGCACCTCGCCGGTGTAATTCAGAGTCGCGACCTTCGGGCGCTTGGAAGCGTCCCGGAAGGCCTTGGCTTCTGGATTGTCGGCGGATGTAACGAAGCCGCTCATCTCAGGCGGCAGACATTGACGGAGGCAGTGCCAGACGCAGCGACGACAGAGACGCGGCCACCGACGCGGCGGTTCAAACCGCCGTCATCAACGATCAGCGACTGGCCTGCTGCGAGGAAAAAGGAATCCATGCCGGGGTCAAGCGTGTTGTCGGTGGGGTTGCTGGTAGCAACGCCGTGAATGCTGGCCCAGATTCCGATAGCAGCGTCGAGGTTCTGAATGATGAAAGCCCCTGAAATCTCGGTCGAAACAGGGTAGACGTATTGGGCGGTGGTGGTGGCAGTGATCTTCATTTTGGTTCTCCGGTGATGGGGTTGGCGTCGGGTTCGGCGATCTTGGCAGCGGCAAGCGGGAGAGCGGCCGCGCCGCCAGTGCCGAGGGTGGCTGCGAGCTTGGCAGCAGACTTCACTGCTTCATCGCCGTTGACGCCGGGGGTGATTGATGCGGCTGCTTGCGCGGTCTGGGCGCTATTCTGGCGTTCAGTGTGCAGATCGAAGCGATTGTGGTTGCCGTTGGTGTTCACGGTCACATCGTGGGCGCCTGACTCGCGGATGGTGATGCAACCAATCGACAGCAGGCAGCCGATGAAGAGGGCGGCAAAGATCCACTTGAAAGCGGGGTGCGGGTCTTGGGGTTTCATGCGTTCATCTCCTTGATTTTGGCATCGATTTCTTGGGAAAGGCGGATGATGGATTCAGGCGAGATACAGACGCCACTGGTGTTAGCGAGCATCAAGACTGAGGTGCGAAAGCTCTCAAGGAGCATCACATGCGAGTGCAGTGACTTCAGCTCCAGACAAAGCTTGTCGACCTTCTTCTCAAGGTCGTCAATACGTTTATCCTTGTCGGTGTCGGCTCCAGTGATCCGGCCCCGGATGTAGCGCCCGACCGCGTAAACTGCGGCGGCGATCAAGCCGCCTGTGACGACTTGGCTTGATTCATCGCTCATCATCTCACCTCGCGGTAGCTGAAGAAGGCTGATCCAGCAAAGCGCACCAGAGCAAAGTATTTAGCCGCCTGAATACCAGCAAGAAAAGCGGCTGGAGACTTGTACCAAGGGCACTGCAACAGGAACGCCATTGCATCGCGGAACACCCCGTCAGCCCATTGCCGAAAGGCTTCATCGCCGCCGATCAGATAGAGGCAGTCATGCAGCCAGCCAGCAAGGTTGAAGTCGAAGCCATAGGGGCGGCGAGCCCACGCGGCGGCAGGCTTCAAGAGCTTCATCTTGGTCAGCTTCTCGGGACCGAGGTAATCCACGGCGTCATTGTAGATCGCGCATCTCTCGAAGAGGGCTGAGCCGATGCGGCGGCGGGCCCAGTCCATAAATGCAGTAATTTCTTGCTTGTTCATTAAGTCCCCAGAAGAGCTTGCAGGGCGGTGGTTCCGTCCGGCGCGGTTTTGGTTTCAGACATGAGCTTTGCGCCTTGAACGGCGACCATGCCCATTTGGGCTTGTTGCTGCATCGCCGCTTGCTGCTGGCGTTGCTGGCGGCGCTCGGCGACTGCGCCCTCTTGGCGGAGGATCGTGGCGGGACTGCCAAGGACGCGGCTGTAGATGTTGACCGCCTCATCGGGGTCAAGCTTGTCCAGTGCCTCGGGATAGAGGCCGGCGAGGTTGCCGATGAAACTCACGGTCCGTTCAATCGCGATCGTCGCGCTAGCCTGCTGCGCCTGCGCCAGGATAGAGATAAACTCGACCCGCAGCTCAGCGCCTTGGATGGCTTCGGGCGGCTCGGGCAGCATCTCTTGCCGGGAGAGGATGGCAAAGGCGCGGTCAATCAGGGGATTCAGCAGCTCAGCGCCTAGGCGTTCGAGCACCGGGCCGAGGGCGATCAGCTTCTCTTGCTGGCGAGCGGCAATCTCGGCGGCGGTGATGTTGCTGCGCTCATCGCTGGAAATCAGCAAGAACAAGTCGGCATAGAAGGCGCGGGAGATTTGGCGCTTCTTCTCCTGCATGTCCATCGAAATGCCGCTCAGGTCGATCTGGTAGCGGTTTAGCGGTACGATGCCTTCGATGCCCTTGGCGGTGTTCAGGTAGGTGATACCACCGGGAAGGGTGTTGATCTCCTGGCCGCGCAACTCAGTCGGGACGGCAAGCGGCGGGTCGACCTGGTTGGCAATGCCTTGCGCCCGCTTGCGCTCAAGCGCTTGAATGGCCTTGACCGTCGGCAGGGCGGCAGAGCCGGGGCCGCTGCCGTAGGTGTCATTACCGGCCACATCCCAACGTGGAGCCATGAATGGGACTTCATTGTAGCCGCCGACATAAAGCGGAGAGTCGCAATTCTTGCCAAGTTCCAGGTAGACGCAGCGCCATGGCTTGCCGTTCTCAAAGGGGGACCCGACTGCGCGGGCGTGATTAGGCTCGATGGCGTGCAAGATGTCCACCAGCGCGTCAAGATCTCCCTTCTCGTAGAGCGTGCGGGTGTTATGGCCGCAGACGTCAAGGCCGAACTGCTCGACAACTTGGCCGACCGTCATGCGGAATTGGCGATAAAGAGTGTCGGCTCGCTTGTCGGCGCTGAGGGAGATGCAGTATTCACCGGCGGTGAAAGCGTGGCAACGGATGCCGTCTTCCAAGTGTTCATCGACCATCAAGCAAGCAGTGCCGAAAAGCGGCAGCTCTTCATAAAGAGAGTGCAGCGAGTTGTAGAGATTGGACTTAGCAAAGACGCGCTCCATGATCTGCTGCACGGCGTAGAGATATTCCCGAACGTCGGGCAGATCCTCTTGCGCCGGGTTCGGCAGGGTGAGCTTAAACCAAGGGCGGGCGGGGGAGGTGACGCCGCTCATTAATCCGGCAGAGAGGGTGCGTAGCTCAAGTGTGCCGTGCTCATCGAGGATGCGGCTTCGGCTCGGCGTCTGGTTGCTGTTGTCGGTGCTGTTGAAGCGGCCCAAGTTTGGGTTGACCAGCTCGCTCAGGTCTTTCCACTCGCTCAGCTTGCGGTCACGCTCAGCCCGCAAGGCAGCATGGCGGCGCAAGATGCGCTGGCGCAGCTCCATCGGCTGGGGAATGTCGGGTTTGCTGTGCATCATCACTGTCCCAGCATGGTTTTCTTGGTGGTGGTGGCGGGAGTCTCAAGGCCCATTGCCCCGGTGAGGTTGGAATTTGATTTTTGACCTGACAGCGCTTGTTTACGCCGCTCGTCTTCGATGGCTCGCATCATTTGGACATCGCCGGGGCGTGGGGTGGAGGGCGGGGGCGGCGGCGGCTTAGGCGGCTTTGGTGATTTAGGGGAGGACATACACATGCTCAAACTCCTGCATTGGGGTTATAGGCTTTCTTGGTTTGGCGGGTGAATTGCGGGGTTGCCTCTCCTCGTGAGAGCGAGTCGTCTTTGCGAATGTCGCGAGTTCCAACCGGCACAGCCCAAAGCAAGGCGATGGAATCGGCAAAGTCGGGTGAGCCGACGCGCCGGGCCTTCATCTCGTCCTTGCTCTCCAGCTTGATCCGGCTGTCATTGTCGTACTTGAAAAGCCTGGTTGTCAGCTCGCGTTCCAAGCGGTCATCATCCGGCAAACGAAGCTTGGGCAGCTCATCGCGGAGAGTTCCCCACATCGAATCGCCGCGACTGGCATATTTGCGATCAGCGCTGGCGTGATTGTTCAGGACTTCATTCACCACCCATCCCCAGTTACGCAAGATGTCAATGACACCGCCGCCGACACCGCCGCCGTCAATGTTGATAGCTTCAGGGCTCAGCTCTTTGGCAAGTGCGCCGATCATGCCCGCAAGCTGCGTGGTGTCAGACTTGGGCAGGATAACGGGCTTGCGATAAGCGCAATCGCGGCCGCGCCGGACGGTAATCACCGCATCGTCATCGCCAAAGCGGGCGACGTCACAAGCAATGACAATCGGATCGGCGGGATGGACTTCGACCACGCGCTTACGGGCAGCTTGCACCGGGTCGCGGCCAATGAATTGATTGGATGAACTGGAAGGGAATTCGCCACGGATACGGACTTTCACCCGGTCGGAGTCTTCGCCGTGGATCTTCACTTCTTCGGCCAGCTCGGCCTTGTTGGTGACTTTCACGGTGCGGCTGTCGACCTTGCGACCCTTCCAACGCTTCGCCTCAGCCCCGTAGAAGCAATCGTAAAAAGCGCCGCTGTTCTGGGTTGGGTTCCCGAAGGCGCACCAGATGATCTCCGTCTCTTTGTCAGTTAGTGCGCCGTTGGCGACTTCCCAGACGATTTGAGGGATGCCGGAAGCCTCATCGAAGATCAAGAGCAAGCGGCGCTTCTGGTTGTGCAGGCCGGCAAAGGCTTCGGTGTTATGCTCGCTCCATGTCGACATGTCAAAGCGCCATGTCTCCGACTTCTCCGGATCGGCGCTGAAGATGGCGGACTTAGTGAGCTTAAACCAGTGCTTGCAGATAAGCAGGTTGAACCACTTACTGACTTCCGCCCAAGTCTTCTTGCGCAGCTGGTCTTCGGTGTTGGCGGTGACAATGCCCTTGCTGTCGGTCATCGTTGCCAAATTCCAGAGGATAAGCCAGCTAACGCAGGCGCTCTTGCCGATGCCGTGGCCGGAGCTGACGCAGAGGCGCACCGGGCGAAGCAAGGCATCATCGACGCTGATGCCGTTCTTGATGTCAGTGAGGACGCCAACGGCCCATTCGTCCGGGCCATCGAAGTCTTGCAAGGGGCCGGGCTCACCCCAAGGGAAAGCGATCTGCACGAACTTGAGCGGGTCTTTTGAGCAGCCCGCCATCAGCTCAAGCAATTCCTGTTCGGGGTCGATGGCGATCATTTGTCCCCCTTGAGGCGGCGGCGAACCGCTTCAAGCCGAGAACCAAGCTCGACATTGCCAGAAACCTCCAGCTTGTCGGTAAACATGCCGAGGTGACGGCCAAGCAAGGTCAGCGCGGCCACCTTGTCATTAAGCTTGACCTTGATATTTCGGCTTGATCCCTTCTCGCTCTCGGAGCTGGTTTCCGCGACTTCTGCAACGCAAGCAGCTGCATCATCGCTGAGTTCTTCTGAGGGAACGAGCTTGACTCCATCCGGCCCCCAAGACATGACTTTGCGCGGATCGCCAAAGGCAATCTTTGCCAATTCCTTCACCACGGCGTCTTGCGTCACTGCAACACGCTGGCCGCGAACTTCCATCGCCTTGACGATTGCCGCTTGCACATCTTCACGCTGCATCAGGCGTGTGCCAGCTACAGACGAGTGAGCGTATCCAGCTTCTTCAGCGGCGCGCGTCTGATTCAAATGAACCAGGTAACAATCCACGAATTTTTGATGCTGGGGGTTCATTGCGCTTTTTCTTTCCGCGTTATATTCGTTCATGCGAATATTCGAATATATCACTCATTTAAAGGCTGCAAGACGATGAGCCAAGAGAAATCCGCCAGCGAAATCCAGCGCGACAAGGTGAAGCAAGCGTTTCACGAAGAGCGCCGCCGCCGTGTCGCTGTCGGGGTCGAGCAGATGGCTAATTCACCGGAGGGCCGCGCCCTGCTGTGGGAAATCCTCAACGCCTCGCATGTCTTCGGCGATTGCTACGCAGCGAGCCCCACCGACACCGCCTACAACCTCGGTGCCCGCTCAGTCGGCTTGAACCTGCTTAACCTCGCTCTCCCCGCTCACTCCGAACTTATCAGCCTCTTAACCAAGGAAAACACATGTCCGATCAAGTGAACCAGGGTGAAGTCAATGCCGCGCCTTCTCTCGTTTCTCCTACTGCTGCGCCCTCTGCCGCCGCTCCTGCCGTCAATGCCAGCGCTGCGCCCGTATCAGCACCCGCAGCCGCCGCCCCGGCGTTGGCCCCGCGCCGCCAGTCGCTGCTGACCGCTCCGGAGCCTGTTGCAGAAACCAAGCAGGAAGCCGCGCCCGCCGCAGAAGCTAAGCCCGATGGCGAGGCTAAGACTATTGAAGGCGTTCCGGAAAAGTATGAATTCAAGGTCGATGGCTTTGAGTTCATCGACACCGCGCTTGCCGACAAGGCCGCACCAATTCTCCAGAAGCTCGGCCTCAACAACGAGCAAGCCAACGCTCTCGCGCAGGTCTACGCCGAACACCTCACCCAGCAGGGCGAACTTTACGAAGCCAATCAGCAGAAAGCTTTCTTTGAAAAGCTTGATGGCTGGGAAGCCGAAACCCAAAAGCAGTTTGGCGACAAGCTGCCGCAAGCCCTTGAGAGCGCAAAGATCGCTCTCCAATACTTGGAGTCTCCCGAACTTGTGGAGCTTCTTGACACCTCCGGCCTTGGTTCTCATCCCAATGTCATCCGCAGCCTAGCCAAGCTGGGCGGGCGGATGCGGGAACGAGAAACCGCGCTCGGAGTCTCGACCCCGCAGAGCGCCGACGCCTGGGGCTTCGGAAATCGATAACAACAGATAAGCAAGGAAACACCCCATGGCCCTCCTCAACAGTACCCAGCTTGGTCTTTTTGACCTGACCAAGCGCCTCGACGGCTCCGGCAAGGTCGTCGACATCGCCGAAATCGCCGTCAAGCAAAACGACATTCTTGATGACATGATGTTCGTCGAATGCAATGACGGCTCCGGTCACAAGATCAACGCCCGCATGGGCTACCCCGCCCCTACTTGGCGCGAGCTCAACAACGGCGTCGACTTCGCGAAGTCTGACGTTCAAGTCCTGCGCGAAACCTGCGGCCTCATGGGCAGTATGGTTCGCGTCGATGCCAAGGCCGTCGAACTCGCTGGCGGCGGCAAAGCTGCCAGCGCTCGCAACGCCGACGAAAAGACCGCCGTGTCCAACCTCTTCGCCCAAGAGATCATTGGCGTCACTCAAGGCATGTCCGATGAAGCTGCTTCGACCATCATCTATGGCAGCTTGGCCGCTGACTCGAAGAAATTCACCGGCCTCGCCCCCCGTTACTCGCAGCTCACCGGCGAAAGTGCCACCAAGCAGAACGTCCTTGACGCCATTGGCAACGCTGGCGCTCTCAACACCTCGATTTGGCTGGTCGTCCATGGCGGCGTCGGCCTACAGGGCATCTACCCCAAGAATACTAAGGCAGGCATCCAGCATGTCCAAGTCAGCAACGGCACCCCTGTTCTAACTGATGCCCCCAACGGCGGCCAGTACCTCGCCTATGTCGATGAACTGAGCTGGAACCTCGGTATCGCTCTTCAGAACTGGGAAACCTGCATTCGCATCGCCAACGTCGATACCACCAAGCTTCTGACCGATGACGCCTATGTTAAGACCATCCTCAAGAAGATGATTCAGGCCAGCGAGATCGTCAGCAAGTTCCGCATGGGCAAGGCCTGCTTCTACATGAACCGCCTCGCTCGCACCGCCCTACGTCTCGGCTACATGGAGCGCAGCGCCAATACCATCACCTTCGACAGCGTGGCCGGTAAGCAGGCCATGCAGTTCGGTGAAATCCCCGTGCGCCTCTGCGAAAGCATCATCAACACCGAAGCCAAGCTCACATAAACCCCACCGGGGGCTGAATAAGCCCCCGGAAGACAGGAATCACCCACATGACCACCGACTACGCCACCAAACTCAGCGCCTCCCAAGTCGTCCCCGTCACCGCCAACACCGTCACCCCTTCGACCAACCAGTTGAAGCTCGGCACCGGCATGAAGACCAACTTGGGTAATGTCATCGGCCCGAAGAACCTCCACCTCAAAATCAACATCGAGGTTGCCCCAACCGTCAGCACCAACGCCAACGGCTCCGGCGCTGAGCCCGCCGTCACCTTCCAGTTGCGCGGCTCGCAAAACGCCGACATGAGCGGCAGCGTCATCCTGCTTCAGTCCGCTGGTTACCGCCCCGGCGTCAGCGCTCGCGCCAACTCCACCGGCTACACCGCTGGTACTGTCGCCGCCAAAACCGGCAGCGTCCGCACCCCCGCCGTCCCGAACGGCTTCCAGTACCGCTGCACCACCTCCGGCACCTCTGCCGCTTCCGAGCCGGTCTTCCCGACCGTCCCCGGCCAAACGGTCGTTGATGGTACCGTCACATGGACCTGCGAAGTCGCCGAAGGCCGTCAGCTCATCGCCACCAAAGAGCTCGACTTCTGTCCCGCCGTCCCCGCCAGCGCTTACGCCTACTTCGACGTGACCTACAGCGTCGGCGCCACCGCTCTTGATGGCGCTCTCACTGTCACCACCCAGCTGGTCGACGGCGAGCAAGTCAACTGGCGCTGAGGTAGACCATGCGATTCAAAGCCATTCAAACCTGCTTCATCGGCCATCACCTGCTTAAACCCGGTCAGGAGATCGAGCTGGCGGATGACTACCCGGACACCCCGGGCGTCATCGAGGCTTTGAATCGCCCTCCTCCTCCCGGTCCCGTGGATGAAGAAGAGGACCCCGGCAGTGACGGCGAGGGTGATCCCTCCAAGCCGGGCGATCCTTCCAAGCCAAAGCGCGGACGAAAGCCCAAGACTAAAACCGAATAACCCAGAGGGGGAGGAAATAAAACTCCTCCCCCTTCTGACAGGAGCAAAGCATGGCTTTCACTGACATTCAGATTTGCAGCCTCGCCCTTTCCCGCATCGGTTCACGTGCCACCATCGGCAGCTTGAGCGAGGCGACAAACGAGGCCCGAGCCTGCAATATGGCTTACACTCTGGCGCTTGAATCGGCTCTTGTCCGCTTCAACTGGTCATTCTGTGCGGCCACCGCAAGACTGGTCGAATCCGGCACCGCGCACACCGCATGGATCAAGAACACCGTCTATGCTCTTGGCTCATTCCGCCGCCCCACCACCGACAACGGCTACGCCTATGAAGCCACCACGGGCGGCACCTCTCACGCCACCACCGAACCCATTTGGCCCACCGCGGCAGGCGCGACCGTGGTCGATGGCACTGTCACTTGGACCTGCCGCGAGCCGATCACCGAATGGGAATACAGCTATGCCTTACCAAGCGACTGCCTCAAGGTTCGCCGCATCTTGATCGGCGATGAATGGTCGAGCGAGCCCTACGAGATCCAAGGTAATAAGCTGCTCACCAATGCCGCCGACGACAAGGGCTTGCGCATCCGCTACACCGCCCGCCCGGTCGACACTGCCCTTTTTCCTGCCTCCTTTGTCGAGGCCTTTGCGGCCAAGCTCGCCTCACGGCTTGCCGTCGCCATGGGCACCGATGCCAACACCCGCCAAGCCGTTGAACGCGAGTGGATGAGCACCCAGCCGGGAGCCGAGGCCGTGGACGCCGTGCAATCCCGCCGCAATGCAAAACCAGATCCCGAGTGGATCAAGGCGCGAGGCTAATCATGCAGCCAATCATTCAATCCGCTTTCACATCCGGCGAACTCAGCCCCGCCCTTCATGGACGTCAAGACCTCGCCAAGTACGACAGCGCGGCAAGATTCATTCAAAACTTCATCATTCGCCCCACTGGCGGAGCCAGCAAGCGCCCTGGCACACGCTTCGTTGGCTACAGCAA